GGTCCGCCGGCCGCTCTGTAGCCAGAGAAGTCGACGTTGGTGTATCCGGCCTGAGACGCTCCTGCGGCTGACGAAGCAGCACCGGCAGAACCGGAGGCCAGCCCGTTACCGCCACCACCAACGAAGTAGTTCGTTGCAGCGCCGACCAAGCTACCCAGCAATGCCGAACTGGCCTGTCGAGTTGCAATGCGAGCCATGTCGGCCAGAATCGATTTGGCGAAGTCCCCGAACGATGCTTTCCCGGTCATGGCGAAATTGACGATCGAGTCCTCCATGGAGCTGAACGCATTGGTGAATAGGTTCCGCGTTTGCCCGGCAATGTCTCGTGCCGAATCCAGGTAATTAGCCCAGGCCGATGTAGCACCCTTGGTCCAGTCACCTTGTGCCGCTTCGACGTCGGCATAGTTCTGCCGGATTTGGTCGGTTGCCTTCTTATTCGCATCTGCGAGCGCCCGCGACTTCTTCTCGAACTCGTCGAGGTCCATCTTCCGTGATGGGTCGGAACGTTGGTTTTCCAGTTCCAGAGATTGCTGCGCGAAACGGTCCTGCTGGCTGTTCAGCTCGCCATTGAGTGCGTTTTGCCTGTCGCCCTGGCCGACACCAAGCACTGCGCGGCGGCCAGCCAACTCCAAAGCTTTCTGCTGCTGACCTAGAGCTTCGACATAGCGATCGATGGAGTAGGTTTGCTTTTTGAGGCGAGTCTCTTCGTCGAGCGCTAAAACCTCCTGCTGGCTGTCGGCGTCCTTCTGTGCCTTCACCATGGCTGTGCGTGCGTCAGCAATCTTCTGATCGAGTTGAATGCGCTGCGCTGCCGTGGTGCTGGACTTGTTTTTAACCGCCTCCAGCGCCGCGATCTCGGCTTCGTAAGCAGCCGTCACCTCGTCCCGTTCGTTGCCGATCAGGCCTTCACGTTTTACCGCGTACTCGGCTTGGGAGATCAGCCCAGCTTTCTGCGCCGCATCCAGTTGTTTCTGGGCGTTGCTGTACTCGGCCACAATGGTGGTGAGTTGGTTTTTTGCATCGTTGAAGCCGGTCAGGTCGACACTGCCCGCTGCGGCCTTAGGGTCTTTTTTGCTGTCATCGATAGCTTTGCGCAGCTTGTCGTATGCTCCGCCGGAGAACTTGGCTCCGTCGAAATTTACACCATCAAGCAGCGAAGCCTTCTGCCCTGTTTTCTCCGCGTCCTGATAAAGCTTCATGAACTGATCGTTGAGCTTTTTATAGGCCTCCTGGCGCTTTGCAAGCGGGTTCAAGTCCTCCATCTGCCTGTCCAGATCCTTCTGGACGGCGATCAGTTCCTTGTTTGCGTGGGTTGTCTCGCCGGTTGCTCCGGCAAGGTTCTGGCTGGCCAATTGCCGAGCTTTCAAGCTTGCAAGCTTTGCCTCCAGCGCTGTGGTGGAGTCATCATTCTCGCCGGTACCGAGCCCCAGAAACGAGTTGAGCGAGCTCAGGCCGTTCGATACCGCACCAGCAACACCGCCACCCTTGCGAGTGTCGAGTACACGCTGTGTGATCTCGATCTGCTTGGCCAGGTCCGGGAAGACCTCTGACCGGATGGCGCCATAGGCACCGGTGATCGCGATCTTGATGTTGTCCCAGTCGCGCTCGACATCTGACAGGGAAGCACGGTAGGCCTTCAGCCGCTCCTGTGCCGATAGATTCAGGCTTTCACTCAGGACATCAAGCGCACGCTGGTGGTCACCCTGATCGTCGATCGCCTTAATGACTTCGTATTGCTCGTAAGTCAGCAGGCCGTATTGATCGCTGATCTTGGCGGCAGCGTCGGTGGCAGTTTCACCAGCGCTGGCCAGTGACTTGGCGATATCACCGGTGCCCTTCCCCGTAACCTCGCCGATGGCAGCCGCCGCCTGCGCCAGGTTCTGCATCTGAATGCTGCTGGTGGCTGCACCAGAAGCCAGCGCAATGACAGCCTCGCGCGCGCCGGACAGGTTGCCGGTCAGCACGCCAGCCGATTCGCTCATGGACTTTAGGCTGGCAATGCTCTGACCTGCGTCATTCGAGCCGCCGTTGATTGCGGCGTTGAACTCCCGGGCCTGCTTCATCGCATCTAAGTAGGCATAACCGAGCCCGCCGATCACGCCCGCGAGAAGGCCCGCCGGAAGCAGCAAAGCCGCCATGCTTTTGGCAGACGCTCCAGCGCCGGCGCCGAGCTGAGCAATGGCCCTCGCCCCGCTACCCAAATCGCCAGATGACAGCGCGTTGGTCAGCTGCATGACGTTTTCTTGAGCTTGGCGGGTTCCGAGCTTCAGTTTGTCGAATGCGGTTTCTGTCGCGGTTAGTCCCGCCCGGTCCTTTCCGATTTTAGCCAGGGCTTCAGCGTATCGCTCGGATGAGATCGCCCCGCTGACCCTGAGTGCTTCGAGCGCCTTTTCCTGCGCCTCCAGTTTGCCCAGCTTCGCGGTCACGGGATCTATGCCATTGACCGTGCGCTTCAGCGCTTCAATCTGACGGTTTTCCGCGTCGATCAGGCGCTGTTTCTGTGCGACTTCCTTGGCTTCGGCTTTTTCGATCTTGTCGTAGGCTTTGCCGAGACGGTCCTGATACGCCTCCTGCTGCTCGATTGTGACCAGGCCGCCCTTGCGAGCGCGCTCTAGCAACCCTTCAGCCTGAACCAGCTGCTCGATGCTGCCGATGTTGCCGGACATTGCCTTTTCGAGCTGGCTGATGATGGCGATTTCGCTGGTAGCACTTGCGCCTGATTTCCGTCTTGCCTCGGTCTGACGCTGGGTGGAGCCGGTCGATTTTTCAATCTCCTGCGCAACCTCGCGCTCAGCCTGGACAATCTTCTTGCCGGTGTCGGCCAGTTCGGTCCCGGTCTTACCGAGATCGTCGATAGCCTTTTCGGCATCAACAGCCGAATCAACCAGCTTGTCCAATTCGTCAGCGGCCTTGACCGCTTGCGACGAATTGACCTCGATGCCCAGGGACGCGAAGTTGGTGGTCATTTACTGCCCCTCTGTTCCGCCATCACCCGCAGGGCTTCGGCTTCCATGATGCGGAGATCTGGGAAAATGTCGGTGGCCTGGGCCCGGGTTAAACCGAGGAAGCCAGCGACATCGCGAATTGACGTGTAATCCAGACCGGTAGCGCCGCACGCCCCTGTACGCCACTGGGTGCTCAGCGCCTCGAAGACCTGGAACGCCTGCCAAGTATCCGGCCAGACCTCACAGACTTCCTCGGGCAAGTCCCTCAGAGAAAGGCCGAAGGCCGCCAGCGACTCCGCTGAAGGCCCGGGCTCGTACAGCTTGCGCGAGACGCTTAGGAGTTTCCCAGTCGAGCCTTGCTGAATGCCTCGGAGTAAGCGCCCAGCACCGCGCTTGGCGTGGCGCTAATCGAACTGACCAGGATGCGCAGATTTTCATCAGTGAACTCTTCGTCGACATCCCAGCCCGCGACAATTGCCTTGAGCTGCTCCACCTGAAGGTCAATCAGCAAGGCGGTGAACTGCTTCAGCCCCACCTCTTCCGATTTCAGGCCGAGCGCCTTATGCCGCTCACCCCAGTCGGCGTACAGATCTGCCAACTCGGTTCGGTCGCGATACTTGAACTCGAACACCACCTTCACAGGTTCGCCGCCGACCGTAGGAAGCATGACGTCTGCCTTGAAGGTAGGGTTCTGGATAAGCGTGAACTTTGCCATGTGCCTTCCTTACGCCCCAGCGCTGTAACGGGTTGGACGACCGGTCAGCGCGATGCTGATGACGCGGGTCATCAGGTTGTTACGCGACATGGTCGGAGTCGAGGTGATCGACACGTAGCCGTTGTAAACGATGCTGCTGCCACCCGGGAGATTCAGGCGCAGAACTCGTACCTGCTTATCGTCGTCCGCAGCTTCGCAGACATCGACATAGGGCTTAGACGGGTCGTCGGCAACGGTGATGGTCAAGGTGATTGGGTTTTTGGTGGTAGGCATTTGGCGATCATCGTCGTCAGCCAGAAAGCCGAAGGTCAGGAACTGCTGATCACCGCCGGCGGAGTTCAACTCGGTGATCTGCGAGATCTCGGTGAACGAGGTAACTTCGCGCGCGGAGCCAACACCAGAACCGGCCGGGTACTGCTGAACGCTGGTTGTGTTGACGCCGCCCAGCGCAAAGGTGCCGCTGGTGATATCGGCAACCCGAACGGCGCGCCCGTCGAGGCGTGTCCAACCGGAGTTGACCGCAATGATGTCGCCTTCAGCCAGCCCGTGCGCCACGGCCGTAGCTACCGCCGGGTTCGCGTTGCTCAGTACCGTAAATGGGATTGCCGTGCCGTAGGCGGAAGCAATTTCGAACGTTGCGCCGTTGGGCATTTGAATGCCAGCCATTGGTGTTTTCCTCTTTTCAGAAATGACAA